CCTCCAAAGCATAAAAAGAGATGTCAAAAAGGAGAAATGGCTTGAAACTAATGGCTTTAAATTCCTTGAACTCTATGAAGATGACTTAAAGAATTTATCACCACAATATATAGAAGAAAAGTGCGGAATATTAATTATTTAAGTGTAAAATCTGGTAGTGACAAACAAAAAGAAATTCAATTTTCCTAATAATCTGTTAAAGCAATTAGACGAATGCAGTTTCGGCGGATATATTTTATTTAATTTTAATTCTAAGGGTGACCCACAAGTATTTACAAAATTTGATAATCAAATGAATGCTATGGCTCTATTATATTATCTTGGTTCTTGGAGTAGTACAGTAGATCAAATGAATATGGATGCAACCGCAGATGCTATAATGGAACAATCAGATAAAAATAATAAAAATAATAATGATTTTGATAGTGAAGATGATGCAGAAGATAACGAAGAATAAAATACTTTACTTGACTTTTAATTTTTAACGTAGTATCATATATAGAATGATTTATTCTGTTCAGATTGAGCGACATGTATTAAGTGGTTTAATTAAATATCAAAATCTTTTTGCAGATATTGATACCTTTATTTCAGAAAATGATTTTTATAATGATGTTCATTCTACAATTTATGCAGTTTATAAGAACATAAAACACAAAGGCGAAACAGTTGATAAAGTACTATTAGCAGAAAAAATTAAAAACTTAGGTATTTCTTTTAAAGATGATATTAATATTTATGATTACATTGATAATCTCTCCTTTTCACAAATCACAGAAAAAGCCACAGTAGAAGCTTGTCAAGAATTACTTAAATTAAGAATTCGTAGAGAAATACTTGATACAGCAGATAAAATTAAAACTCATGTTTCAAAGAGTAGCGATTTATCTATAGATCAAATATTAGCAGATGCAGACGCTATGTATAATGGAAAGATATCAGCTTATACAACAAATGATTTACCAGTTAATCTTTTTCAAGATGCAGAAGATATTATTGAGGAAATTGGAAATTCACCAAAAGAAGAAACTGGATTAATAACTCCATATCCAGAATTTAATAGAATGTATGGTGGTTTAAAGAATGGTAATATTTACGCAATTGTAAGCCGTCCAGGCCAAGGTAAAAGTACTTGGATTAATGATATGTGTTTTAAAACATCAATCAACCCAAAGAATAAAGTTAAAGCTCTTATCTTAGATACAGAAATGCAAGCAATAGATATTAGATTTAGAATGATCTCTTCATTAACTGGTGTTCCAGTTTGGTATTTGGAAACGGGCAATTGGCGTAAGAATGAGGAAATGGTAGTTAAAGTTAGATCAGCATGGCCATTAATTAAAAATTATCAATACCATCATTATCATGTTGGCAGTAAAAACATTGATCAAATTTGCTCAATGATTCGTAGATGGCATCTTTCTCATGTTGGTAGAGGAAATCAAGCGGTAATTGCTTATGATTATATTAAACTAACTGGAGAAAAAGTTGGACAAAATTGGGCAGAACATCAAGCTATCGGAGACAAGATTGATAAGCTAAAAAGAATTTCCGAAGAATTACAAGCACCAATTATTACAGCGATGCAATTAAATAGAAGCGGAGAATCTTTTAATCGCAAAGGCGCAGATGTTACAGATGATGCTTCTGCGATTTCATTATCAGATAGATTGCAATGGTTTGCTTCGTTCGTAGCGATCTTTAGAAGAAAAACTGTTGATGAATTAGCTTTAGATACTCCACAATTTGGAACTCATAAATTAATTCCAACTAAAACTAGATTCCAAGGTAAAGACGCAGCTGGACACCAAGACATTGTTCGTAGATTAGATTGCACTGGTAAAGAAACATGGGCTCAAAATTATCTTAATTATAGAGTAGAAAATTTCAATATCACAGAACATGGATCATTAGTAGAAATTGCAGCTAGACAAAGAGAGCAATACGAATTAAATGACCAAAATCAAAATGATGGAGAATTACTATGAACGTAGAATTAATATCAGTAACAAACCCTAAGATGAATGGAATTAAAAATGCAGAAGATTTAGTTGCGTTTTGCGCCAGAGTCAGTAACCCTTCAAATCAAATGAATACTGAAACTGCTCCAAAATTATTAAAATTCTTAATTAAACATAAACATTGGAGTCCATTTGAGCTCGTTGACATGTGTGTTGAAATTAAAACTAGCAGAGGAATTGCAGCACAAATTCTTAGGCATAGATCATTTAGTTTTCAAGAGTTTAGTCAAAGATACAGCATTGCAAATGAATTTGAGGATATTGAACTTCGCTTACAAGGCGATAAGAATAGACAAGTAGGCGAGAATCTAATGCCAACTAACACAGATGCATATGATAAAGTCAGTGAACTTTTGATAGAATCTTTATCGCTTTCTCAACATTGTTATGATACAATGATAGAAAATGGAGTAGCTAAAGAAGTAGCTAGAATGATATTACCTCTAACAACTCAAACTACAATGTATATGAAAGGATCATTAAGAAGTTGGATTCATTATATTGAATTAAGAACAGAGCAAAATACTCAAAAAGAACATAGACTAATTGCAGAAAAATGTAAAAAGATTTTCATTAAACAATTTCCAACCATATCGGAGGCTTTAGAGTGGAAACAGGAGTAAATATTCATCAAATATTAACTAGTATGGGATATTCTCTGAAAGATTTTGGAAGAGAATATAGAACCAAACCCATTTATAGAGATAGCGATAATGATACTGTATTAAGAATTTATAAAGATTCTGGATTTTGGGTAGATTTCAAAGAAAATATTAGTTGAGATTTTAACTCTTTAGTTAAAATGAGCTTAAAGCTAGAAACAGAAGAGCAAGCTAAAGTTTGGCTAAAAAATAATAACTTTCAACATATAGTAAATAAAGATGAAAAACCTAAAATGAAAGAGAAGAAAACATTTGATAAAGATCTTCTTTTAAAATTAAATAAAAATCATGACTACTGGATTAATAGAGGAGTAGAAGAACAAGTAATAAAAGAATTTCAAGGTGGAATTGCTAGTGCTGGTAAAATGAAAGACAGATACGTATTCCCAATATTTAATAGCAAAAATGAAATTACAGGATTTTCTGGCAGAGATATCACAAATAAAAGTAAGATCAAATGGAAACATTTAGGAGACAAAAGCTCATGGTGCTATCCAATGTTTTTAAACTTAGAGCAAATAAAAGAAACTAAAGAGGTTTTCTTAATTGAAAGCATCGGAGATTGCTTGTCTCTTTATCAAGCTGGAGTAAAAAATACTATTGTAACTTTTGGATTAGAAATAAGTATTTCAATATTAAACTTCCTACTTAAAATTGATCCTAATAAAATTTATATATCATTTAATAATGATTCACAGAAAAATAACGCTGGAAATGAAGCTTGCGAAAAAGGTATGAATAAATTATTAAGATATTTTGACTCAAGACAACTCTCAATTCAACTTCCAACTAAAAAAGATTTTGGAGAAATGAATAAAGAAGAAATATTACAATGGAAAAACAATCTCTAAAAACATTATCAGCATCTAGAATTAAAACTCTTGAAACTTGTTCTTGGGTTTATTGGCTTAATTATCATGCTAAAGTTCCACAATCTCAAAACGATGGAGCTTTAAGAGGTACAATTTGTCATACGATTTTTGAATTACTTTTAAATAAAAGACACCTTAAAAATTACAAAAGAGTTATCAAGAAAAACTCAATAGATGGCGATGAAGCTATTGCAAAATTAGTTAAAAAACTTGCTAAAAAAGTTGATCTTAAAGAAGACAATTATAAACTATTAAATGATATGATTCTAGTTGGCCTTAAAAATGATTTCTTTGGAGAAGGTGGAGAAATAGTTAAACCAGAATATGCATTTGATATAGTTAATGAAGAACCAAAATATCATATTAAGGGTTTTATAGATAAGCCTATTAAAATCAAAAAAGAAATGCATATAATCGACTATAAAAGCTCCAAATACAAGTTTAGGGGTGATGACCTTGAAGCTAATATTCAAGCTATGATGTATAGTCTTGCTAGTAAAAAATTATGGCCCAAGTTAAAACCTATTGTTAAATTTTTGTTTTTAAGATTTCCAAAACAACCAATACAAGAATTGACATTTGATGATAATCAACTT